CAGAGGCATTGAGGATATTGACCAAATGCGGAGGACTGCTTTGACAGGTCTTTCAGGTCAACCCAATCTTCCTGATTACGAAGGCGGTTTGCTCGGAGAGGTAGAAAGGCAGTCTCAATTTAGGCCGTTTACCGTTACAAGCACCAACGTGTTTGGTCAGCCCTCTGCTGCAACGATCTCCAGAGAAGGAACGGAGCTTGCTCTAAGTCCACAAGAAGCAGATATACAACGCGCTTTAACAGGGTTTGGGCAAGGAGCATTTGACTTCTTAAATGATCCTGCTGCAAGAGAGCAGGAACAGAGTGCATTGATCGGTATGCTTACTCAAGATCCAGGTCAAAGGGCAGGAAGGGAAGCAGATATTTTTGCCAGACTTGAGGCCGCACAAGAACCCGCAAGAGAACGAGCTAGATTACAGCTTGAGGAACGACTGTTGGGTCAAGGTCGAACTGGTGTCAGAACAGCCGCTTACGGCGGTACGCCAGAGCAACTTGCACTAAATCAGGCCATTGAAGAGCAGAGAGCCAGATCAGCCGTATCTGCTATGGAACAAGCCAGAGCAGAGCAAGCCTTGCAATCTAATCAAACTTTGCAGGGTCTACGAGAGTTTAGGGGCCGCATGGGTCTACTCGGTCAACTTGGACTGTCGGCCATCCCAACAGCTTATGTGCCTCAACAAGAAACCCTGCGAACGCTAACACCACAATTACAGGCAACTAGACTTGCAACAGATCTTGAGCGAACTGGTTTGGGTCTGGGTGCTGCGCTTGCAGAAGCAGGACTGGAGGCAGAACTTGGATTTGCAGGTTTGCAAAATGCTCTGCGACAGCAGCAATATCAAGGATTGTTTGATTTGTTGCGCGGTGAACGCGCTGCTCAGGCCCAAGAAGCCGCAGCTTCAGGTGGTGGAATGTCTGGCAATCTGATTACGAACCTTTTTGGAATGCTTGATGAAGCAGGAATACCAAGGATTAGATAATGGCTATAAACATACCATCTCTTTTTAGTGACATTATTGGTACAGATGAGCAAAGACGATTGCAGATGCTGCAAGAAGGCGATCTGTTAGCGCGTCAGCTTACAGGAAACCTTAGAACAGGTGCTGGAGCTAGTCTTGGTCAAAGATTAACAGCGACGGCAGCACCAACAGTCACGGCTATCGCAGGTCAACTACCACAACGCAGAGAGGATATAAGGCGGGCAGCAGGAGGTATGCTTGGCCTAGATGTCAGAACAGAGGGAGAGAAGGTTGCCGATGTCTTAGGTGAAGGATTTAATACGGATCCATCAGGTTTAAGAGACTTATCAAAACGATTGTTAAATGTAGCACCAGTTCAAGCGGCGGGATTGATGCAGCTTGCTGATGAAAAAGATGCGGAGTTGGCTCAATTACAAAGGCAAGAACAATTAGATAATTTGCAAATACGGCAACTTGAGGGCGCATTAGACAGGGCAGATGCGGAGTCAAAGGCTCAACAGAGCTATAGAGATTATGTTGCAGAATTAGTGAAAGAAACAAGATTTGACGGTTTTTCTGAAGGAATAAGAGATGGCTCTGTTCCGCAGGATAGGTTACAAAAAATAGTAGATCAGATTACAGAAAAGATTGATCCAACCTCATTAGATGTTGTCGCTGCGGTGGTCAGTGGAGAACAAAAAGTTTTACATTCTGATGGTTTTGGAAACTACTTTACTCTAAATGGAGAGAAAATATCGCTCGGAGAGGAGGATAGGGTCGCGCCTATTTCTGCAACGGGGACTTTTCAGGAAGTTGCAGGCTTGACTGAAACGCAAAATCAAAAATTAAAAGATATGCAAGTTGGCGTGGCCAATTTCATAGCAACGTCAAATAACACCATAAGCCAGTTAGAGCAAAACGAAAATCTAAATACAAGTGTAGCTGGAATAGCTAGAGTTACTGCTGATGTGGCGCAAAACGCTAAGGCTTTTGCTAGAACTATCGGATTAGAGGCTTCAGATAACATCTTTGATTTAGAAACGTATAGCGAAGATTTTGATAGCTTAAATATAGAAAGCTCCGAATTGAAATCGTCAATACTAGGTTTAGCTCTTCAATATGCAGCAGCATCCGGTCTTGGAACTGGTAGGGCGTTGACAGACAATGATATTAAACGCGCAATTCAGTCATTAGGATTTGATAGGGCTGATCCAGACGCAATCATATCTGTTCTAAGAGACAGACAGCAGGAGTTGATAGATAGATTTAAGACTGTTTATGAGGTTAATTATCAACAACCTTTTGCAGGAAACTTTGGCCTGGATATGGATAGGCCCGTATCTGAATTAATTAATGAAGGTTAAATATGGCAGCCACATTAAGGGAACTTAAAAGACTTCACGATGCAATACAGTCGGGCGAAGTTACTGTTGACCAAATCAAAGCAGACATAAGGCCAGATTATGATGAATATGTTGCTAACTTGGCTGCCCGACCCCCTGCGCCTCAACAATCTAACGTAGAGAATATGAGTGCCTTCCAGTTAATGAGCGAAGGAGTAAAAGGCGTAGGAGAGGCGGCTCTTAGTATGGCTACGGCGATTCCTGCTCAAATAGCGGGCGGGTACGCTGGTATGTATAAGGCAGCGACAACTGATGCTGACTTTATAAGCAAAGAGGTTGTTGACACAATGCAAGACGTTTCAGGAAACCTCACTTATCAACCTAGGTCATTTGCAGGTCAGCAAATTATGAGAGGCATTGGGATGGCAGTGGAGCCTCTTGAGCAAATCGCTGAAAGTGCTGGGACAACAGTAACAAGAGTCACTGGGTCGCCTACGTTAGGTGGAGGGGTGCAAACCCTTTTAGAGCTTGGGCCAATCGGATTTGGATCAAAAAGTCCGATTAAACCATTAAAGAACAGAGCGGCGGGAACAGTAGAGGCAAGAAGGCGTTTAGATAACGCTGGGATTGATCCTAGACTGCCAATAGAGCAGCAATTAAATCAAGTGCCAGAGGCGGCTGTTGCGTTAGCTGGAGAGACAACGCAAAGAGCGCAAGGTCTTTTGGCTGTCCAACAGGCCACACAGAGAGCTAAGCAAGCTCAAAAAAACATGATCTCAGAATTTTACAGGGAGGCTAGAGAGTCCGGTACTGCTTTAGTTCCAATAAATGAAGTCAGAATCCTCAACGAAACCATGGGTGCTACCCTCGCAGAGGGATTCGCTGACGCGAATATCCCCGCAGTCAGAAATATGCTTGATAACTTTGTAAGAATTATAGAGCCATCCAAGCCGTCTTTTAGAGGAGTAAATGTTTCACGCAGGGGCTTAGGAAGTATAAGGATTGAGTCTAGGATGCAAACAGCGGTTATGCCTAGAGAGCAATTACAAAAGAGTGTAGTGGAGCTAAATGATATTGCTCGTTTAAGAAGAGAGGCTAGTCGCCTTGCTAGGGTCAATAACGCTGAGGTGGCGGGTGCTGCAACAGCAATAAAGGGGAATATAGACAACTGGATGAACGCTCAGTTTGATAGAGATATGATCTCTGGCGTTCCAGATGCCATTGATAAATGGAGAAACGCCAACACGGCATATAGAGAGTATTCAAATATTTTTAATGAAAATCAATACATGAAAAACATCATTGAAAATGAAGCAACCCCAGAAATGGTTGCAGATTGGATACATGGAGCAAATGCTGTAGGAGCAAAGTCTGAGTCTGCTTTAGTTGTAAATCGCCTCAATAAGGTTCTAGGCAAAGACAGCCCAGAAATGCAAACGGTAAGGAACAGCGTTGCTTTTGATATTGTCTACCCTATTTTGAGAAAAAACCTAGATCAAGACTCGATTACTTCATTTCAAACCAACTATGTTGATTTTGTCAAAAAAAACCCTTCCTTATCAGAGGCACTGTTTGATCCAAAACAATTAGAGAATTTTGACACATTATCAAAGATAGTTAGATCTGCTCAAAAACTTGATAACAAGCAAGGAATAGTCCCAAATGTTGACAGAGCGTTAGCCATTGCTTTGTTTCCCAAAGCGCAGGGACTTGCTACGGGGTCTACTGTACTTGGTGCAGCAACAAATGCAGTATCTAGGCTAAGACGGATTGGCGAACCTTCTGCTAAGAAGAAAGTATATTCAGATCTGACAGGAATAGACATGACGCAACCATTAGTGAGAGCTAAGGATGTAAGAACCGCAGCATATATCGAGTCTGCGATTAATCAGGGTGACTACTGGGATGATATCCAGCTAATGTTAACGGAGACAATGGATATTGCTAGACAACAAATAAATGAGCGTAGTGCAAGAAATAGGGCCAGAGAAGTAAGAGACCGTTAATACTCTAACACATCCAGAATACCAACCTTACCCTGCTCTCGCAGAGCCTTCAGTCGTTTGTGTTCTTCTCGATAGTGTTTGGCTACGCCCTTCAGGTCTTTATTGATGGACTTAGCCAAACCAATATCGTTACGCTTCTCTCGTAAGATCTCCATCATGCCCTCACCTACCTTGTCTACCATCCATCTCTGGAAGTCATCAGGGTTAGAACCTAGCCTCTGGTGGCATCCAAAGCAGTGGGCAAAAGCATTGTCTGGACAGAATCTCAGGGATTTGGCCCTTCTCCCAAAGTAGTGTGAGCAGTGGAGTCCCATGCTCTTTTCTTCATACTTCTTCCCGCAGCACTCGCAAGTCCAATCAGCAGCCTCTCGGATGCACATAGAGAACCAACGGTCTGCGGGTGTTATTTTGATCGACATAGGTTATCCGTATGGTGATTTATAGCCAGATTCCGGTGACGCATTGCCGTTAGTCGCCGGTGTTTTATCTGTTAGCTGCTCATCGAGGTAGTATGCTAGGACTTTGGCTAGTGTCTGCGCGTTAGTCAGGCGTAGCCCTGTAGCCTTTGAAGCCTTCTTCATTGCCTTCTCAAAGTCTGTCTTGATCTCTGGTGTCGATGTTAGGTTGAAACTAAGTGTTGCCTTTGCCATTCAGTAGTCTCCTGTTCTCCAAGTGGGCTTGTTTAATCTCTGCTTTGCTCTGTCCGTGGTACTCCACCGCATGGTGGGCTTTAACCAGTTCTCGACAGATCCATTTGCGTCCTGACTTGATGTCACCTAAGTACCTTCCGTACTTTCCTTTTTTGGTGGTCCTGAGTGTGACCTCCGATCCAACAGGCGCGAACGATTGAACAAAGTCTTTTGCCTGTAGTCCGTATTTCTTCTCTTCCAGATCTCTAGTGCGAGACTCGGGTGTATCGATTCCATTAAGACGAATCCGCTGACGGTGCAGCCAAGTATCAAAACCAAGATCAATATCAACATCGACTGTATCTCCATCAATCCATTTCAGAACTACGCTTTTGTATTCGTGCATTGCTTATCCCCTTAGCAGTGATCTGCACCAGGCGGTATGCCCACATAGTCATGCCCAGTAGATTCCCACGCCATGCGTTGTTTACAGACATCGCTGTAATGCGGGTCCGTAGAGAATATGCCGTTGAGTAGCATCATCAGCATGAATAGAAATAAAACGGTGGTTCCTGCTGCGTATAAGGTTTCTTTTAGTATTTTCATTGTTCCTCCTGCGCCTGCTCTAGTTTGAATCGAATATCCTCAAGTTGATCCCTGAGTTCTTCTAGTATGGATTCGAGAGAGGCTAACCGCCTCGCAAGATCCATTATCTCTTCTGTCTCTTCTTCGCTCATATCCAGTGTAATTCTCATTCGTTTTGGCTTCCGCTGTATTCCAAGTAATCGCCCTGAGCCTCTAATAACAGGCCCTCCTCGGCAAAGAATGACTGCATCCAATCTAGGAAGAAAGTCATCTCGCCCTTGGTCCACCCGCTACTGGAGGTCAGATCTATCTTGCGCTCCTTAGTCTCTGGGTTGATTAGTGTCTGGACTAGAAAATTCTGTTTGGTGTCGCTGTAGCACCGCATCTTGCAGTACCGCTTCATGCTCTCTAGCTCGATCTCGGACACCTTAGTCTTGAATGTAAACTTAGCCGCCTCGCGCAGCCAGATATGAAACAGAGCGTTTTGGGATAGACCGCGCAGTGAGAACACCTTGCAGTCCATCCCTTCGCTAGAAAACGCCACAGATAGCTGACCCTCCTTACGGAGAACCTCTAAAGCCGACCGGAATACATCCCGTAGATCGTCTTCGCTATGTATGGAATGTACGTCCATAACTCACCCCCACTGATCAGCCATTGCATTGGCCATTCCAGGGTATGTCTTGCTTCTAAGTTTCCATCTGTCTTCACTTGGTGACATATGGTGAACCTCAGGCTGTATGTCTTCTTTCTCGATCACCTCGGTCGGGTCCAGAAAAAAGTCCTGCTGATGACTGCTAGTCGGCTTCATTGGAGACAATCCGCGCGTCCAGAAGCACGTTCTTTTAGTTGCCGCGTCACCAAACTCCCACGGCTGACAAGTAAAGTCGGGACCCCTGCCAACAATGTCGAGTGCATATTTGTGCATGATAGGGTTCTCCACAGCTACCTTTGGTGAGTTGGCGTTGAGACAGTCCAAGAAAAACTGGGCTGCTAACCTCATTTCATCCCAGAGATTGCGCTCATGCAGCCACCTGACACCTGAATTACAAAGTCTGGTACATGGAGGGTGAGCGATCACCAGATCCCACTCGTAACCAAGGACCATATTCACATCACCTTGTATGTGCGGACCCTCAGCCTCAGTTGGCAAAAGGTCACAACTAAAAGCGTCATGACCCTTTGCAATGAAGGCATCCCTCACCGTCCCAGAATATTCACAAGCCACTAAGACTCTCACGTTCAGGACTACCTAGAATGGTATATCGTCTTCAAGATCGTCAAAGTCAGTGATGTGCTTGATCATTGGGGTACTGGTAGCAACATCCTCACTGGTAGCCTCTACTGAGTCTGGGGTGTATACCAGTTCGATAGTTACGGCCACGATCTGAGTCTTCCAGACCTTATGCTTCTGCCCGTCACCAAAGTCTTTCTCATAACTAGAGTTCTGTAGCCTGCCTTCAACGTAGAGCCTAGAACCCTTGTGAACGTACTTTGATAGGAAGTTATCTACAACGGCCCCGAATGCTACGCAGTCGTGATAGGTCGCTGTTTCTTTGAAGTTGGTAGCCAGTGTGAAGTTAGCCACCGATACATCTTTTGCTTGCCTGATACTGGGGTCTTTGACCACTGTACCGACTATGATTGCTTTGTTTACGCCTTTCATGAGAATAATCCATTCCAGTTAAATTTATCGACACCATCCTCAATGAGCAGGACGGCTTCCTGTAGGTTTGTGGCTAACTCGTTGATGAGGTCATCATCCCTGTAAGTGCGGACAATCAATGGCTTCATCTTCGGGTGGTAGGACATGAAGTCCCAATAGCCTCTACCCGTAACAAACATACATCCTTGTACCTGGAGCATGTACTTTGAAGGCACTTTACCCGCCCTCAAATACTCAACGTGCGTACCTTGTAGGGGGCATTTAATCTCTAGCCCGCCTATCAACCCACGGTCGCACTTAACATCTATCAACCCGTCAGGGCTGCACCCCACCTCCATATTGGGATGTTTGATGAAATCTACCTGCCTGACCTCAGTATCATTGATAAGCTGGTACATGGCTCTGGCTTCATCTTCCAAGCTAGTGCCGCGCTCCATTGGCTCGGTGATCTTGACGTATGTGGGGTCACCAGTGAGCTTCTCTGCTATCAGGGCGTTCACATAGCCCATGAAGGACGTACTACGCAGACCCTTGGTGGTGACTACCTTGCTGAAGTTTGACGCGCTAGGAACGCCCAGACGGGCTTTGAGCCACTCCTCAGTGCCTTGACCGCCACAATCTATTTCTCTGCTCATACGATCTCCTTTTGAAAAATCTGTTTCAGTTTTCTAAAAATGTCTAGCTCTCTACTCAAAGCAATACTGCTGATATCGGACAGATCTTTATCGTCCAGATCACCACATAGATCGTTGTAAGCCACATAAATAAGGCTGTAGAGGGCTTCATACTCAGCCCCCTCAATGACAAACTCCTTGTTTGATTGATTTGTCACCGTGATAAAGGGTATCTCCCTTGTAATTTTAGACATCTAACACCCCCTGACCCTTGTACTTGGTAGATCTCATGACACGGCATCTGTCACGCTTGTCGCCCTGATAAAAGATATCGCCCTGCTCTTCAAGCTGCGCCGGTCTAGCAGTAATACTGCTGTAAGGTAGGTGAGGGTACATGGTGCGGATCTCTTTGGTGGTAATGCCCCTGATACCGGCCTTTACGACCTCTTCATGGACCAAGGCAAGCATTTTGCCGCTTGATACCGCATTTGCAGCGTCTTTACTGGTCTGTGGGGATTCTTTACGCACTAGCTTGTAAGCAGGCGTATCGTCATAGTCTTTGTACATACTCATGACTCACCGCCTTGCTTCTCTAGCTTCTTCTTGAGCATGGCTTTGGCTGTCTCAAACTGATCAACCTGCAACTGGTCTAGCTTGGTGACCTTAAACGCCTGACAGAACTTAGACTCTAGGGTCTTTGTCTCAACCATCAGGTCCACGATCTCTCGGGCTTGCTTAGGGCTGATCAACTGGACCTTCTGTCTCGGAACGCCCTCACCCTGATAAATGTAGAACCCAAGTCCAAACATCGCCATATTCTTGGTGAAGCACCTCATGCGGGCATCAGATATATCATCGCAGCTTGGATTCTGGATAGCCTGGTTCTTATGATCAGTGACAGCGAGCCACATTGGGCGGGTGATGCTGTTGATCTCCATCTCAGTATGCACAGTGACAGAGCCGTCACCATGCACCTGATCGGGTAGTTCACGGAATATCGCGCTCGGGTAATACTCCATTAAAGTTGCCCATGCGAAATTCCACGGTAGGTAGTCAAACTTCCCCTTCTGCTTCTTGTGGGCGTTGACATCGATTGCTGAAAGAGTTTCCCAGATTTTCTTTGCTTCACTCATAATTTATCTCCTATGCAGTTTGCTTTAAGAAATTGTCACGTTTTGTGAGTAGGTAGTCTTTATGGACAGTGCCATACTGAGAGTCACCCCTAGTATGCTCACCAATCCATACGCGTTCCCCAGTGCGCTTGTAGTACCGCCAGTGACCCCTGACAACGTGTTCTGCTGTCCCAAACTTACGGGTCCGTGGCTTTTGCTTAAAGAAGTCTAAAACTTGCTTTGACTTAGGTAGGTTCAGCTTAACTTGCTTGTATTGATCCTTCGCTACGCCTGATGTGTTGACGCTCTTCACGCTATCAACAATGACCCCAGGCTCTCTCTCAACGGTCCAATCGTAATTAATCAAAGAAACAAGCGAGATAAAGGTAAGGATACCTTCCCTTGTTCTTTCAAGCTCATGTTCCGTTTTGAAACACTTTAACGGATCTACCTGATATTGGTGATTCTTTCCAAGCCTAAAGTCTTCATAACCGTCCACAAAAACCTGAGGTTGCCAATGCACCTTGTAGAGCGCATGGCGTATGTCCTCTGGTAAATCCTCTGGCTTCGGCCCAAAACGATCAAGATCAAAAAATGAACTGAAAAAAATCCTTGCAGCATAAGTCCCGAAGGCCTGATCCCCTTCAGGTTCAAACCAAAATTCAACTGGGACAAATGAACAACCCGAATCGTGACCAATGTATATAACGATTGAGGTGACTTCCTTTCTTCGTGTTTCGGACTTTCCAGTTACAATATGGTTAGTGACATCAGATGCTGACAATGTCCTTTGCTCGGTGAAGGCGTGAACGCCAAATAAAATATCCTCTGTCTGCCATTCAACAAAAAAATTGCGGTGTGGTGGCATAAAATTATTGCAAGCATTCACGAAATGACGAGTAGATCTGCGCTGTAAAGACGTAGAAACCAAGTCAACAAGATTTTGGTCAACCGTGTAATGAACGCTTGATTGCACCTTGTTTGATAGCTTTCGACAAAACTTTTTTACAGAAGATTTGTACTGATTTGATAGCACAAAGCCCTTATGACGCGTGTACGGGTTAAGCAGCATCTGAGCGACTTTGAGTCGTAAATCGCCCAGAGCTAAGTCACTCATCGTCAGCCTCCCGCAGTTCCTGCGTATGGACGCTAATCTCACGGGCAGTGCTAGTGCCTATGTCAGCCAGAAACTGCTCCACAACGGCCTGTACGGACTCGTCATGGCTTGCCAGATGGGGGTTACGGATATACTCGACCAAGGCTTGCGCCTCAAGGCCGTCAACAACGATTAAGCTAGACTTACGCATAATTAATCTCCTTTTTTTGATCTGTAATCGTCTAGAGCAATAACTTCACTATCATACTCTTCCTCTTCTCGTGCGGCTTCCTCGCCGAAATAGACCTCAATAATCCGGTCTTCGCGGGAAACAAGTTCATTTTGAGAAAGCAATCGCAGGTTGCGTTTGAGCGAAATAGCAAACTGCGATTCAGGATATTGCCTTGCCATGTGCATTGCTTCGTCAACAAACTCAGCAGAATCACCGTGTAGGCATACAGCCTGAAAGAAGTTATCTGCTTTATCGGTGTCAGCAAGTAGGTTTTCTGTCACTAAGTCCAGAACGTGATCATCAGCTTGGCGTATACCGATATCACGGTCATATAGGTCATAGATGTTATCGATGATGATCTCATCAATCGTAGGCAGTCGTGAGGGGGGTATATCGAAGGGATCGTCTGTCATAATATTCTCCTGTTTTCATAAATTAAGTGTAGCAGGTGGATAATGACGTATCACAACCTGCTTGTCTACCATTATCGTAAATAATCGCAGATACTTTAATATAATAATCTGTAGGCAATACTGGTCATTAGAGGGTGTTGGGACCCCCTGCTGTAGATCTGAGCCTTATTCACATCACAGGACTATTGGCGAAATTGTTTTGCTATCCTAGCTGGCACAACCATAAGCCCCCCTTATTGGGTCCCGTAAATCGCTTTGCCTGCCTACTGTCGGCCAGTAGCAGCGCGCCCCTCAATGCGGTCCTGTAGTGCTGTCAATCGTTTAAAGCCACCAGGGCATTTGGATTGGTTACGTCGATCCAGTATAAACCCGACCGGCAAGAGACATGACTGAACGTCATTGAACGTAGTAGCGCATTGGAGAGACTTTGAGATATACTGAAAGAAATCGACTCAGGGGCCGTTCCTTGCGAATCTCACGGCCTCTTAATGCGCTGGTAACGCAAGCCGGTTTTTTTGGATGTTAACTGTTGTGGGTTCATCCGTCCAGTCCTTAGGTGCGATTGACTCCCCGACTACCTCAGGACCGTATCTGAGGGGCTTCGGCCCCTTAGGTACACTTCCCCCAGTAGCAATACCCACCACCATATAACCAGGCAGTAGCATTCTGGCCTGTAGCTTCCTGTAGCAGTCAAGTGCAACTGCACCCGTATTAGGTGCATCTGCACCCGTGTCAACGGAAATCCTCCTCTGATTAGAGGAAATCCGGTTTCCGGACAAAACTTTGAACTTTTGTCCTTGTCACTAAATAACATTTATGCACGCGGTCAGTTCCGGACAAAACTTTCAACTTTTGTCCTTGACACAGTTGTCACAGTTATCACATGTAGACCGGTTTATTTGCTGATTTAATGTGCAAATTCACATAAATCCATGTGAAATTCACATAAACAAGGCCCTCAGATCGCGTGTAAGGAACGATCTCGGGTAAGTAATACCTGAGCATAGGCAAAAAAAAGGGCCTTCTCAGGCCCTTAAAATCCATCGATCTGATCAAAGTATAGGCTGACCATTCATCCGGACCGTGACATCAGCATTCCATTTTTTCTCAAATTCTAATTTCAGCTGCGCCAGTTCCGGAGTACTGGGTTGATATGGTTTACACTTGGCAAATTCGCATAATTTGGACCAAGTGAGATATTTGGTTTCGCCGTTTTCGACTATTTCAAAATCAATCATAATATTCCCCGTCTTTTCAGTTCATCTGTTGCGTAGTGGTATTCATCCCAGTACTGGCCCGACTTTGGATTATTGATTGTCTCACCGGCAATTGCTGCTGATCGCGCGTCAGATCTGATGTATTCCAGGCATTCTGTGGGCATCGTCTTAAATCTGGCGATAGTGTCGGAATGCCAGTTCGGATTCACCGGCCGGCTTATATAGGCATAGTTCATGATTAGACCCCCGTTAATACGCTATTAATGACCCATAAAAGAAAAGCCCCGTACATTGTAAAAGCCGCCAACTCTAACGGCGTTTCCGTCCCTGTAAGCTTATAAACTATTGATTTAACTAGATTCATGATACAATCTCCCCGTTATTTGCTCTTTAACAATTAGTAATCATGCCGCTATCTGGCGGGCCGGTATTTGATTGGTGTCTACTATGAATATATGGTCTAACGGGTCTATACCCTGCCCGCGAGCCGGTTTGTATTTGAGGCCGATTATTGCGCCGGCATGTTTCAGATTCTCAATGTCTGAATTGTCGCCATTGATTACTGGGCGGCCTAAAAAGGTTTCAGGCATTGGGCCGTGAAATACGACCGACATCGGCACATGAGTCTGCAATGCAATGTCTACCTGCTTTTGATATGCAGGGGCGCGCGAATAGCTAAACATCAGCTCATAATTGGCCGGCGTGTTTCCTAGTCGCTTTGCTATTTTGGTGTAATCGTAAAAGCGGATGTTAGGAAAGGATTGCGGGATCTCACCGAAAGCAGGTAATTCCCATTGGATGTCTGACAGAACATTTAGTCGGACATATGGGATTACGCCGGCTTTCTGACAGACCCGCTCAAAATTCGCCAGTTCACGTTTAAGCTGCGCCAGAAATGCTGCGCGATCTGACAGAAAATAGTCGGTTTTCGCTTGTCTGCCGCTCACAACATTAGACATAGTCCCGCGACCGGCTGAAACCAAGCAGGGCTTAGCGCAACCGGCAGCATGCCGCATCGGGCATAAAGTATTATTAGGGTAGAGTGATAGGCCGGCGACCCTGATTGTGATATCGCGATTGTTTTTGGCGAGTTTGGTGTTACCACCCGAAGTATCTAGTAATTTCATAATCTATACTCTGTTTAATAAATAATGGTGTTTCATCCAAAAAGGCGACATATAGCCGCCTTAATAGATTAATTGCTGAATTGGTCTAATTTGGTTTCGGACTGATTACTATTTGACCGTAATCAAAAGACCATTGAATACCATTGGAGAAATCGTACTTATTCATCTGTTTATTATTTAGGTCGATAATCGGCCCCTTAAATGTTTTTGATACTTTGCGCGGCCCCTTTATATCGACCGTTAGAATAATTTGATCGGCACCATATTCGACTTTATATGGCGTATGAGTATGAAACCCGTGATCGTTAAGCAGCTTGCTATTCTCCATCCATGCTCGGACATTGCCTCGGTGGTTTCCTGCGTTGGTGAAATGAACTGTCATAATAAATACCTGTGTTGAATAAATTGTGGGTACTTCTACCGCCAAAGGCCCGCATATAGCGAGCCGATGGGGTTGATTGTTTAGGCGTTTACCATTCGCCGCCGTCTATCCGATACTCGAACGTATCGCCGTGATTGCGTTTGCTGTCAGCAATGTACTCTTTGGCAGCTTTAAAGGCCCCGACAAAACCACAGTGGTCAATCGGGTATGCAATGGTCATGTTAAACGCATCAGGATCTAGCGTCTGACCATATTCAGACTCGAACCGCTTAGCAGCTTCCAATCGGGCTTTCTTACTTGCCAATCGGTAGGTCACTTTGACCCATTGCTGTTTAGCGCGTTGTGTTTTGGTTGCTTGGTTTGGCATGATGTTATCTCCTATTGAATAATATGTAACAGTGACCATTATACAGATACCACAATGATCCACAATAGTTTATTTCATTTATTTTTCAGGATAGGCGATAGGGTACAGGCTAGGGGTGCCAGAAAGACACACACACTTCAATTCAATACTGTATATCCATCCACTGTATATCCCACCAGTACTGTACACTTGACCAGGCTGTATAAATATCCAGTACTGTATAAATATCAGGTGGGGCAATCGATAAGGGGCGGGGGAGGGGTACGGCACTGTGTAATAATTATAGTAGCCCCCCAAACTTGCAAGAAACGAAAACCCGACTAGAATGTGTATTGCGTCTACTGGCTAGAGTCTTAATCCAACTCTGGTGCAAAGATAGGTAAAATCGTGATGCGAAAGGCATGGAGATTGTCTTGGTGTCCCCGCTTTCGCAGTAGATGCGCTTTGAGCGTAATAGTGGTTCGATTCCACGGGTTAATCTATCGGAACCTTGCTTGGTAGCCGCTCCTAATTACTGTATCTGTTGAGTTGTTATGACTGAATTAGAGTTAAAGATAGCTAACTTGGAGTTGGCTGAAGAGTTGAGAAAGGAAGCTCAAAGGCTTCAGAGGGCGTATGAGCTTGATGAAGATGTATCTTTGGTTGATGTAATGGTAGCTAGGAGGCGGGCTGAAGTTGCTCGTAATGCGTTGTATGGGCGAACCAGTAAAGATTAAGAATGGCCGACAGGGTGAAGGTGGTGGCCGCCCTATGGTTGTTCTTAATGAGGATCAGAAACAGAAGTTAGCTTGGATGGCTCCCTATTTAACTATAGAGATGATGGCTGATTCTCTAGAGATTCCTAGATCGACATTTAGTGAAATATTGAAGAGAGATCCTGAAGTAGCTGGAATCTATCACAAGCATAAGAGTGATAAGGTCGCAGAAGTGGCTTCTAGCCTCGTTAACAAGGCCAGAGACGGCGATACGAGGGCAGCTATGTTCTATCTAAGGACTCAGGGAAGATGGCGTGAAGAGGCTCACAGTGCGTCTGAGAGGCCCCAGATTCAGATCAATGTTTCGTCTATGCCTCAGATTGAGGAAGTAAAAGGAGATGTAATTGAGCCAGAAGCTGATTAACTAATGTATGTAATTTCACCTCAAGTCAGAGAAACTCACGCTTATATGCAGTGGGATGATTGTTTTTTTGAGGAAGAGTTAAACTTGTTGCAGGATATTGCTAAAGGGGCTAATCAAAACGCTACTGTTGGCAATAGTGTTGAAAGTAAAGAAGATTTAAGTGTAAGACGGTCTGTCTTAAGCTGGCTTACTCCCACAGACTCAAATCTATGGGTTTATCAAAAATTAAGCGGAATAGTTAGCAGAATGAATGCTGATAGTTATAATTTTGATTTGACTGGTTTTGGGGAAGATATACAGCTTGCAAGCTATGGTGAAGACCGTCAAGGAATGTACTCCTGGCATAAAGATATGCTTGAGCAGGGAATATCAAGGAAGCTGTCTTTAGTTCTTCAGTTATCTAACCCTGATGATTACGAAGGTGGAGAGCTTCAAATATTAGATAGAAAAGACCCAATGACGGTGGAAAAAAAAAGAGGCAAGATTTGTATTTTTCCTTCTTGGACTCTTCATCAAGTAACACCAGTAACTAAGGGAACTAGACAATCTTTAGTGGCTTGGGTTTCGGGTCCTCCATTTAAATAAAAGGTAAGATAATTGAGCCAGAAGCTGATTGATCAACTTGCTATTCACGAGGGTGTTAAGAGGTTTGCCTATAAATGCCCTGCTGGTAAGTGGACGATAGGTGTAGGCCGTAATATCGATGAGGATGGTGGTATTGGTCTGTCTGACGCTGAAGTCTACACTTTGTTAAGGAATGATGTGGCTCGGGTAGATCGTGAGTTGGATGATGCTTTTGAGTGGTATAGTTTGTTGGATCAGGTGCGTAAGGATGCCTTGTGTAACCTGTCTTTTAACCTTGGTATGCCTCGGCTTATGAAGTTCCAGAAGGCTTTAGGTCATCTAGCTGCTGACCGATACAAAGAGAGTGCTGAGGAGTTCCTAGACTCTTTGTGGGCTACTCAGGTGGGTCAGAGAGCGTTAGATGTGGCTCATATGGTTGAATTTGGAGAATATCCTGATGGGAATGGGAGTTAAGCATTACAAAAAGGATGGAACTGAGCATAAGGGCGGTATGCACAAAATGCCCAATGGTGAGTTGCATTCCGGTAAAACACACACTAAATCTAGTGTTAGACTGTTTCACTACGGTGATTTAACCAAGAAAGCGCAAGAAAAGGCGCGTAAAAGCTGGAGGTAGCTATGCCTGGTTACGGTGGTTCTTACGGTGGTATGAAGAAGAAAAAAGTTAAAAAAAAGAAGAAAAAGCCAGTTAATCGATAATGGCTCGCAAGTTTGCAAAGGTTCCCAAGACTAAACGGGGTGTCCCTGTTAAGTATGTGCGCGGTGCTAAAAACAAGAAAGCAACTGAGGACGAGATAAAGTCTACAGCGAAGAAATATCGGGAAGGCACTCTGACCAAAGCAGAAATGGATGCTATATCCAAGAAGAGGGCAAAGAGTGGCAAGAAAAAAAGCAAAAAAAAGCGCAAAAAGCGGTAGTGCGAAAACGCTAGCTGATTATTCTAAGAAGTACAATATTCCTGTTCGCATCCTGAGTCAGGTGAAAAAGCGGGGTATGGGTGCTTATTACTCCTCTGGCTCACGACCTGGGGTTACTGCAAACCAGTGGGCTATGGGTCGCGTCAGATCTTTTGCTACTGGAAGTGGTGGTGCGCGTAAAGCAGATGCTGATTTGTGGAAAAAAGCGAAAGCTAGCCGCACTGCATGAATCTTGATATTCAATTATTGCCTTGGCAAGAAGCCGTCTGGAATGATCCTACGCGCTTCAAGGTGGTCGCTGCCGGTCGCAGGACAGGTAAATCACGCCTCGCAGCCTATTTGCTCATGGTCAACGCCCTGCAATCGGACAAAGGCCATGTATTCTATGTAGCTCCTACTCAGGGACAAGCCAGAGACATCATGTGGAATCTACTCCTCGATGTTGGCAAAGACGTTATCAAGAACTCCCATGTCAATAATATGCAGATTACTCTGCTCAATGATGTAATTATTTCCCTAAAAGGTGCTGACCGACCAGAAACAATGCGGGGTGTAAGCCTTTCTTACCTCGTTATGGATGAGTATGCAGATATGAAGCCTGATGTCTGGGAACTCATATTAAGACCTGCACTGGCTGATAGATCTGCTCCTGCCCTGTTTATCGGCACTCCAATGGGCCGTAATCACTTCTATGACCTATATCGCAATGCTGAGCTGGGAGATGACCCAGACTTTGCTGCATGGCACTACACCAGCTATGACAACAACCTGATTGAGCGTGAAGAAATAGATCGGGCCAAGAAATCTATGTCCTCATACGCCTTTAGGCAGGAGTTTATGGCATCTTTTGAGGCCCGAGGCTCTGAAATGTTTAAAGAGGATTGGGTGTATTTTGATGAAAATGAACCCGAAGGTGACTACTACATAGCCATTGACCTTGCGGGTTTTGAGGAAATGGGTAAGAAAAACAAAACTAAAAACCTAGATAACACTTCTATAGCTGTTGTAAAGGTAAATCAGGATGGTTGGTGGGTTGCCGATATGATTGTAGGTCGGTGGACACTAGATCAAACAGCCGTAAAAATCTTCCAAGCAGTACAGAATTACCGGCCCGTGTCAGTAGGAATAGAAAAAGGTATTGCAAAACAAGCAGTTATGAGTCCGTTGAGTGACTTAATGGCAAAGTATGCTAGATATTTTCATGTAGTAGAGCTAACGCATGGTAATCGCAAAAAGGTAGATCGTGTCATGTGGGCGTTGCAAGGCAGGTTTGAAAACGGACTTATTGCGCTAAATAAGGGCGATTGGAACTATCAGTTGATGGATGAGCTATTTCAGTTCCCAGATGTTCTGACACATGATGATATGGTGGACTCTTTAGCATATATAGACCAACTTGCCAAGGTATCGTATGCTTCGCACTTTGAAGAAGACACCTTTGACGTTTTAGATAGCGTAGCAGGGTATTAATATGATTGACCAAGAAACATTTGCCTATGAACAGTCTGTAAGTAGCTGGGTTATGGACAAGTGCAATACATGGCGCGATTTTTATTCAAACGTCTACGAAAAAAAGTTTGACGAATACAATCGATTGTTTCGGGGTCAATTTTCTGACGAAGACAAAACACGAGACTCTGAGCGGTCTACCCTTGTATCTCCTGCCTTACAGCAAGCAGTAGAGTCTGGTGTATCTGAGATCGAAGAGGCTACCTTTGGTCGCGGTTCGTTTTTTGATATTAAAGACGATCTAAGAGATGGTGAAACTGCCGATATTGCTTATCTACGCAATCAACTGCATAAAGACTTTAGCCAGACCAAGATCCGTAAGGGTGTCGCTGAATGTTTGATTAACGCTGCTGTATACGGTACAGGCATAGCGGAAATTGTAATTGAAGAGGTAAAAGAGGCTAAACCAGCTACTCAGCCCGTCCTTGAAGGACAAATGACCGCCGTTGGCATAAATATTGCGACACGCACCATTTGTAGGCTTAAACCTGTCCAGCCAAGAAACTTCCTAATTGATCCTGTTGCTGTCTCTATTGAAGAGGCAATAGGCGTGGCCGTAGATGAATACGTGCCATATCATCAAGTAGAGCAACTCCAAGAGGTCGGTGTTTACAAGGACGTAGACATTACCCTTGCCTATCAAGATTCTGATATTGATGCAGACCCTGAACTGTCTAAACAACCAGACGATAAGATTCGACTGACTAAATACTATGGTCTTGTTCCTAAAGAGCTTATGGAGCTAGAAGAGGATTTTGAGGAAGAAGAAGACGATGGGATGTACATTGAGGCAATCGTTGTTGTAGCAAACGGTAGTATCTGCCTCAAGGCAGAACGTAATAACTACATGATGGGCGACAGACCCGTTGTGGCGTTTCCTTGGGACATAGTGCCTGGAAGGTTTTGGGGACGAGGTATATGCGAAAAAGGCTACAGTTCCCAGAAAGCTCTGGATGCAGAAATGCGAGCTAGGATTGATGCGCTTGCATTGACTGTCCATCCAATGATGGCAATGGATGCAACTCGCATTCCAAGAGGGACGCAACCAGAAGTTAGACCAGGTAAGTTACTGCTTACTAACGGTAACCCTCAAGAAGTACTCCAGCCATTTAATTTTGGCACAGTTTCACAGATTACCTTTGCTCAAGCAGATGCCCTTCAGAAGATGGTACAGACCGCTACAGGAGCGATAGATTCTGCTGGTATACCAGGCTCTATAAATGGCGAAGCGACCGCAGCGGGAATCTCAATGAGTCTAGGCGCGATTATTAAACGCACCAAGCGCACTTTAATTAACTTCCAAGAGTCGTTTTTAATGCCCTTTGTTACAAAAGTAGCTCATAGATATATGCAGTTTGAGCCTGAAATTTATCCTGTAAATGATTATAGATTTCAGGTTACGAGTTCTCTAGGAATTATAGCCAGAGAATATGAGGTTACTCAGCTTGTGCAACTGCTTCAGACGATGGGAACGGACTCTCCGTTATATCCGGTTCTTATCCAGTCGATCATAGATAATATGAACATCTCTAATCGTGAGCAGCTTGTACAGGTTATACAGCAAGCATCTCAGCCTAATCCACAGGCTCAGGAGGCAGCACAAGCACAACTTCAGTCTCAATTACAGTTTCAAGGCGCACAAAGTGCAGCTCTCGCTGGTCAGGCTGTTGAATCACAAGCTAGAGCTAAGAAGATTGAGGCAGAAACCAAAGCTATACCAGTTGAACTTGAGATCGATCAAATCAATGCTGCTACTAAGAATCTCGCTGTTGGGGATGCTGATGACAAAGAGTTTGAACGCCGTATGAATGTAACTGATAGATTGTTAAGAGAAAAACAACTTAATCTTCAGCAAGCGGCTCTGACCCCACAGGTTCCGACACCCCCGCAGCCAGAGGCACAGCCTAACTAATGGAAGAAAATGACTATGAAGTCTTCCAAGAGATGTTTCTAACTGAGGGTTGGAAAAAAGTAATAGAAGATTTGGAAGAATTAAGAAAGATAAACAACGATGTGCAATCAACGCATACTCTTGAAATGTTGTACAAAAATAAAGGAAAATTAGAAATTATAGATATTTTGCTTAGTCTTGAGACTACAGCAGAAATGGCAAAAACCGAACAGGGTAGCAATCTGAACTGGTGGTCTGATGTTAGTTCGTGACTTTGAGTGCGATGAGGGCCACATTTTTGAAAAATTTGTTTCACATGGAACAAATGTCTTAGATTGTCCTGTATGCGGTAAAATTGCAAAAAGGATCGTTTCTGCTCCGATCTTTCATCTTGACGGGTGTAGTGGGCATTTTCCTACAGCATCTGAAAAGTGGGTAAAGAAAAGAGAAGAAAAGATAGCATTAGAACGTAAGGCAGCCGAGTAAACGTCCTGCGGGTTAAAGAACCCAAAGGGTAGCCAATACAAGGTCTTAGGAGTTTAATGATGGCAAAAATTATAGATCCGGTTAAGGTAGATGAAGACGTTAACGCTTCTGTCTCTGAAGAACCACAGGTTCAAGAAGAGGTAGCAGAAGTTCCAGAGCAATATCGTGACAAGTCTCCTGCTGAACTCATCAAGATGCACCAAGAATTGGAAACAAAACTTGGTAATCAAGGCAATGAGTTGGGAGAGCTACGCGGCGCGAAGCAAGAGGTTACGGAGCTTAGGAAGGTAGTTGATGACTTTATTCTTAATCAATCCAGTAATGATAAAGCCAAGGAGCCTGCCCAAGAGGTAGATTTTTTTGCAGACCCTGATAAGGCTGTTGAAGACAAGATTGCTAATCACCCCCTCATAAAAGAGGCACAGCAAACTACGCTTCAGATACAGCAGAACCAGGCGAAGCAAGTTTTACTGGAGAAGCATCCAGATGTTGCTGAGATTATCCAAGACCAAGAGTTTGTGAACTGGGTCAAGGGTAGTCCTATTAGGACAGAGTTGTTGACCAGAGCAGATCAACAGTTTGATTCGGCTGCGGCTGACGAACTGTTTTCTAACTGGAAGCAACTTAAATCAGTGTCTAACAGCACTGATAGTTCTGAGAAAGATGTCAGAAAAGAGACTTTGAAAAAGGTATCTACTGGCGGCGCAACTGGAAGCACTCAAACATCTAGTAAAAAAATCTACAAAAGGGCAGATATTATTGAACTTATGAAAACTGACCCTAAGCGATATCGAAGTATGGAGCCAGAATTAAGACGAGCTTATGCGGAGAATCGTGTCAGATAAGGTGACTTAAATGGCTAATGAAACTTCAGGTACTTATTTTACAGCTAATGCTGCTGTAGATAAGACTGCTGCTGGTACGTTTATTCCTGAAATATGGAGTGACGAAGTAATCGCTGCATATGAGAAGAACCTCAAAATGGCTCCTCTTGTAAAAGTTTTGAACTTTTCTGGTTCAAAGGGCGATGTAATTCATGTTCCTAAACCAACTCGCGGAAGTGCTAATGCGAAAGCAGAAGCAACTGCGGTAACAATTCAAGCAAGTCTTGAAACCGAATTGCAGGTTACTATTAACCGTCATTTTGAGTATTCGCGGCTTATTGAGGATATTGTAGAAGTACAGGCTCAAGCGAGTCTTCGAGCTTTCTACACAGAAGACGCTGGTTATGCGCTTGCCAAGCAGGTTGATGACGATCTGTTTCGCGCAGGTACAGGCTTTGGCACAAGCATACTAGATATGACTGTCGTTATTGATGGCTCTACCGCTGCTGGTACAGCTTTTGAGAACGCCAACTCATTCTTTGTTGATGCGTCCAGTGGTCTGACCGCATACACCGACGATACTGTTGTAGCCGCAGATGTCTTTACAGACGCGGGATTCCGCGCTCTGATTAAGAAGATGGATGATAATGACGTTCCTATGACGGATCGTTCGTTTATTATTCCACCTACTCTGCGATCTGCAATCATGGGTATCGAACGATATGTGAGCGCAGACTTTACCTCACCTCAAACTACCCAAAGTGGTTTGATTGGTCAGCTATATGGTATTGATATTTATGTATCATCTAACTGCCCAGTTATTGAGGATGCAGCTAGTAATAGTGCTGGCTCTTCAGATGTTCGTGGTGCATACCTTATTCACAAGGATGCAATCATGCTTGCCGAGCAGATGGCTGTAAGGTCGCAGACTCAGTACAAGCAAGAGCATTTATCGACGCTCTACACCGCAGATACTCTGTATGGTGTACAAGCCTATCGTCCAGAAGCAGGATTTATCCTCTGCGTTCCAGACGTATAAGATGAGGCATAGAGGGGGGCTTTGCCCCCTTCTTTCATCTCGTGGCTAAAGATCCTAAGCTCAAGAAAGCTGGAGTCTCTGCTTATAACAAAGCTAAGAGGACTCCCAATCACCCCACTAAAAGTCATGTTGTTGTTGCCAAGAAAGGCGACAAGACCAAGTTGATAAGATTTGGTCAGCAGGGCGTAACAGGTGCGGGTAAGAATCCCAAGTCTGAAAAAGACAAAAAACGCAGAAAGTCTTATTACAAAAGACATAATGCACAAGATCCTAACCCAGATTTTTTCAGTGCGAGATATTGGTCGCACAGAGTTAAATGGTGATGTAGATGGCAGTACGAATTAAACCCAGGCGAGAAACAGGTGGTGCGGGAGATACACCCACTACTTCTGATCTTGAAGCCTATGAGATAGCTCAGAATACTGCTGACAAACGGTTGTTTGGTAGAGATGGCAGTAATAATATATTTGAGTTTGGTATAAACCCAACATCTCTTACTACAGGTGCAATCACAGCATCTGGAACTGTAACAGCAAACTCATCATTGGTTTCTTCCAATGCCACGTTTACGGGTGGAACCATTAATGGGATGGTTATTGGTGGGTCATCAGCCGCCGCTATAACTGGCACAGTTATCACTGCGTCTACTAATTTTGCTGGCAATATTACTGGAAATGTCACAGGAAATGTAACTGGAAATATTACCGGAAACATTACTGGGGATGTTACAGGAAATTTAACTGCGTCTACTGGTACAACGACGGTCAATAATCTAGTTGTAAACGGCACAGTTGATTTTACCGATACTGCTCTAACTAACTTAGCAGCTCCTTCTTCTGACACTGACGCTGCCACAAAAGGCTATGTCGATACTCAACTCACCAATCTAGTCGGTGGTGCGCCAGCCGCATTAGATACATTGAATGAGTTGGCAGCAGCATTGAATGACGATGCGGCGTTTAACACTACGATCACAAACTCTATAGCAACTAAATTACCCCTAGCAG